GCTCCGACTAAAGCTCTACAAGTTTTAGTTAGCGACGTAGATAGACACGTAATTTGTTTTGGTGCAGATCCAATATCAGGAAGTTCTCGCACAGGAAACATTGACCCTATGCTTATTGCCTTTAGTGACCAAGAAAACGTAACGCAGTGGGAACCTCTTCCTACAAACACAGCAGGGTCATTAAGACTCTCTGCAGGCTCGTCTATTATAGGAGCCATTAGGGCTAGACAAGAAACGTTGGTGTGGACGGACACGTCCCTATACTCCATGACATTCGTAGGACAGCCTTTTACATTTGGGATTAATTTAGTAAATGAAGGTGTAGGTCTAATTTCTCCTAATGCTCCTATAAACTCTCCTAAAGGTGTTTTTTGGATGGATAAAAAAGGTTTTTATAATTATAATGGTCAAGTGCAGGATCTGCCCTGTACTGTTCAAAATTACGTATTCAGTGATTTTAATGAAGGGCAGGCGTTCCAAACCTTCGGATTTTTAAATAAAGAATTTGATGAGGTAGGGTGGTTTTACTGTTCTGCCAGTTCTCAAACAATAGATAGATACGTTGTATTCAATTATGAAGAGGGATCTTGGACAATAGGTCAACTTAATAGAACTTCTTGGATAGATGAGGGCATTTTTGATAACCCTATGGCAACTTCTTCAGGGTATTTATATAATCACGAAACAGGCAATGATGATGACGGTTCGCCTATGGACAATGTTTTTATAGAATCTAGTGATTTTGACTTAGCTGACGGTGAAGAGTTTCTAGCTATTAATAGAATAATTCCCGATATAAAATTTACAGGTAGTGGAGGAACGGGTCAAACGATAAATTTTGTTGTTAAAACTAGAAATTTTCCAGCAGAAACATTATCAACCTCAACCACTAGCACCTGTACAAGCAACACATCTAAAATAGACACAAGAATAAGAGCAAGACAAGCTGTATTAAGAATAGAGTCGGATGATGATAATAGTGTCGGAGCAAGAGCGGGTGTAGGGTTTAGAGTAGGTGCAACTAGAATGAGTATTTATCCTAACGGTAGAAGATAATGAGTAAATTATTAGAAACTAAATTACCTATAGCTATAGGAGAGATATCACCAGAAACTTTTAATAGGTTAGTAAGAGTCTTAGAACTCAGTTTAAACAAAGTAGACATAGATTCGACACTTTCCGTAAACGAAACACAACGTAATAACAATAGTTTTCAACAAGGTGATATTATATGGAACCTGACTGCCCAAGAGCTTCAGCTTTGGACGGGTAAGGAGTGGGTAAGTTTATATGAGAGAAGAGAGTTTGGAGTAGAGGCTACTGCATCTTTAGGTAAATTAACAGTATCGACAAATGGAGCCACCTCCGTAAATATATAATGGACAGAAATAAGTTAGTAGAAGAATTAATTAAAGACGAGGGGTATAAATACGAAATATATTTAGATCACCTTGGCTATCCAACTTTTGGAGTAGGTCATTTAGTGTTAGAAACAGATGTAGAATATGGACAACCTGTTGGCACACCTGTTTCAGAAGAAAGAATTTTAGAATGTCTCAATAATGATATAGACATTGTCTGCAAAGAATTAGATAAAAACATGGGATGGTGGAGTGAGTTAAACGACACTAGACAACGTGTATTAGCTAATATGGCGTTTAATCTAGGCTTGCCTAGATTGAGCAAATTTGTTAAATTTATAACTGCTGTTCAAGCTTCTGATTGGGAAAAAGCAGCCATAGAGATGATGGATTCTAAATGGGCTGCCCAAGTAGGAAATAGATCAGTAAGGTTAAAAGAAAAAATGTTAAAAGGAGAATAAAATGCCAGGAAAAAGACCAAAATACGCCAGAGGCGGTGGAAAAATGGGAATGAAATCATCTAAAGGTAAAAAAAGAGGTGGTGCTAGCAAAAGAAAAATGACCCGCAAAAAAAGATAGGTGTCATATTTAATTAGCAATATTCCACATTTTAAATGTTGGGTGAGAAGGGAATTTACTGCTAATCATAGTAAGTACCACGGAGAGTTTTTGCATGCAATAGCTTTCGCTGTAAACACTATTACTGACAGATCATTAAGTTTTCAAGTTGTTTTTACAGGTTGTGAAACAGAATATGAAGACTGGGAAGAGGGTAATATACACGGAGGAGCTATGTGGGCAAGAATGCCAATACAAGGTTTAGTAGCCGATATACCTTTAGAAGAATGGGGAGATCCCATGGAAGATCATTTGGTTCAGCCATGGGATTGTGAGTCAAGACATCATTCTGTAGTAGTTTTAGATAGGGTAAGTTCAAGCCCATGGCTATGCAAAATAGATGGAAAGTTTTATACTGGACAATATATGTTTACTGTAGATTACACAGAAAATGAGATTGCTGATTGCCCTGCGCAACATAAACAATCACACGTTCTATACATCACAGAAGATTGTAAATGGAAAGGTAACTTAGTTGCATTACCAAATAATAGAGTAAGAGCAACAAGCCCTGCGTTATGGCAAACAGGAGAAGGAGCACCAGATTTTTGCCCCTCACAAACCAGACATTCTGCAGAGGGTCATGAAAGTTATTTAGATCCAAATATTACTTTTAATAATTTATACGCGGAGGATTAATATGCCAGCTAAGAAAAAGCCAGCAAAGAAAAAGAAAAGCACTAAAAAGAAAGGCGCAACTCCTACTAATCCAGCTTTATATGCTAGAGTAAAAGCTGAAGCTAAAAAGAAGTTTAAAGTCTATCCGTCTGCTTATGCAAATGGATGGTTAGTGCGCACGTACAAGAAACGCGGAGGCGGGTATAGATAATGCCTAAGAAAAAACGTGATCCTAAAAAAGGCACAGGTAAAAAACCTAAAGGGAGCGGGAGAAGATTATATACTGATGAGAATCCTAAAGACACTGTTAGTATTAAATTTGCTACTCCCGCCGATGCGAGGGCTACTGTTGCGAAAGTTAAAAAAGTTAAAAAACCATTTGCTAGAAAAATACAAATACTTACTGTTGGAGAACAAAGAGCTAAAGTTATGGGTAAAACACAAGTAGCAAGTATATTTAAAAAAGGTAAGGAATCTATTAGGAAAGCGAGGAAAAAGAATGGCTAAACCTAAAGGAGGACTTACTGCATGGTTTGGAAAGGGACCTAAAGGTGATTGGGTGGACATAGGTGCACCCAAGAAAAAAGGTAAATTTCAAAAGTGTGGTAGGAAATCTGCAAAAGGTGGTAGTAAAAGGGCTTATCCTAAATGTGTGCCAAGATCAAAAGCTAAAAGTATGACAGAGTCGCAAAGAAAAAGTGCTGTGCGTAGGAAAAGAGCTGCAGGTAATCCTGGTGGTAAACCAACTAATGTAAGAACTTTCCCAAAAAGAGGTAAAAGTGGCAAGAAAAAAAGCTAAAAACATTAGACGAACTACCAAAGGTAAAAACGCTAATTTTAGACCTACTAAAAAAGGTGCAGGAATGACAGCTAAAGGTGTAAGAGCTTATAGAAAAGCCAATCCTGGATCAAAATTGAAAACTGCTGTAACAGGAAAAGTTAAAAAAGGTAGTAAAGCAGCAAAAAGGCGTAAATCTTTTTGTGCACGTTCTGCAGGACAAATGAAAAAATTTCCTAAAGCAGCTAAAAATCCTAACTCTAGGTTGAGACAAGCAAGAAGAAGATGGAAGTGTTAAATGAAAAAGAAATCTAAAAGTAAAAGACCAGGATTGTGGGCAAACATACACGCTAAACGTAAACGCATAAAATCAGGTAGTGGCGAACGTATGAGAAAACCTGGATCTAAAGGTGCTCCAAGTAAAAAGAATTTTAAACAAGCTAGGTCAACTAGCAGGAAACGTAAATAATGTATGAATATAATTGTAAAATTAAAAGAGTGGTTGACGGAGATACGGTGGATGCTGTTTTGGATCTTGGGTTTGATGTTTCTTATTCTTGTCGCATTCGTCTATATGGTATTGATACTCCCGAATCACGTACTCGCAACAAAGATGAGAAGGTTAGAGGAAAAATGGCTGGGACTTTTTTAAAAGAAGCTATAGAAGCTGGAGAGAAAGTAGTTATACAAACAAAACTAAAAGATTCTAAAGGTAAGTACGGCAGAGTATTAGGCGACGTAGTTGTTGATGACGTAAATATAAATAAACTTATGGTAAAATGTCATTTAGCAGTTACTTATAATGGTCAATCGAAAAAAGATATAGAAGCAGAACATATGAAAAACAGAGAAATACTTATAGAAAAAGGCATGTTTAAACCAGAGGAGATAAAATGAAAGTAGGTGGATTATTAAAAAATGTGGTAGGGGCAGTAGCACCTACATTAGGAACTGCTCTTGGAGGTCCAATGGGCGGAATGGCAGCTAATATGATAGCTGATGTTTTAGGAGTAGCGAATAACCCTAAATCAATCGAAAAAGCTATTGAAGACGCTACTCCTGAACAGATGTTACTTCTTAAAGAAGCTGAACAATCTTTCGAGCTACAAATGAAAGAACTCGATGTAGATGTTTATAGATTAGAAGTAGAAGATACTCAAGATGCTAGAAAAACGTTTAGTAAAGACTGGACGGCTAGAATAGTTGGCGTATCTGTAGTTGGTGGATTTATGGGTTATATATTTTTAGTAACCTTACAGCCTCCTGAACAAAATTCAGAAGCTTTAATTAATTTAGTGCTTGGGTATTTAGGTGGATTAGCTAGTGCTGTTATAAGTTTTTATTTTGGTGCCTCTCATAAATCAGATTAATGAAAGCGCACTTCAAAAAATGTTCTATAGGTTTATTAATCGTATTGCCTTTTTACATCACAGCTGATCAAACTGGTGATTGTGAGGCAGGTTCACAGTATTGCGAACAAAATAGTTTAGACACAACAAACACAACAACCACGACTAATACTAATACCAACACGAACACAAATACCAATACAAATACAAACACAAACACAAATACATCGACTTCGACTAATACCAACACGAATACGAATACGAATACGAATACGAACACATCGAACAACACTAACGTAAATACAACTACTGCTACTTCAACAGCGACAACAAATAACAGTAATACAAACGTAAATACATCAACTTCTACGGTTAATTCAACAGTTACTCAAAATGTAAACAACACGACTGTTTCGGAAAATACAAATACAAACAATAATACGAACACCAATTATAATGAGTCAACTTCTGAATCGAACGTAACAACAGACAACACTAATACTAATAACAACAATACTGTTTCTGACAATACTAATAGGAATATAAACGAGTCTAATAGTACACAGACTATAAATCAGAACATAGATACTAAAGCTCCTCCTGCTTCTGCTATCGCTCCTAGTATTATGTCCTACTCACAAGACTTATGTACTACTGGAGTTTCAGGAGCTTTTCAAGGACAAGTTTTCGGTTTATCAGGTGGTAAAGCAGTTAGGGACGAGAACTGTGAAAGATTAAAACTGTCAAAATATTTATACGATACAGGCATGAAAGTAGCGTCTGTAGCCATACTTTGCCAAGATGTAAGAGTTTTTAAAGCAATGGAAATGGCAGGCACACCTTGCCCTTATATGGGTGAAGTTGGCAAAAAAGCATCATCAGGTTGGGAGCAAAATAAAATTGATAGACCTGACTATGAAGAATTAAAAGAGAAGTATATTAAGCAATGTAAGACTACTCGTAATTCAAAAGGTAAAAAGAAATCAGGAAGAACGTGTGCTAAAGAATTTTTGGCTAATTAATTGTTTATTACTGTTTAACAGTCTACAAGCAAATTACACTTACGAGGCTAATCAACCACTGTTCGACCTACACCGTAATGCTAATAATTTTCAAGGAGAATTAGCATATGAAGTTGTAGATGATGGCATTTCTCCTGCGATTGATCTTTCTTTTAATTTTACTTTTTATGGTTCTACTTTTTCACAAGTAAGGATGGCGACAAACGGATGCCTACACTTTGGCAACAGTGGTGATTATTGTAATGACTTTACTCCAGACCCTATCAACGGGCAACACACTTACACACTATATCCCTTTTGGACTGATTTAATCAGAGACAATGACTCTCGTATGAAATCTTGGGGGGATTCTAACAAGATGATACTTGGTTGGTATGAAATGCGTGAATATAATCGTGCATCAGATAACAGTTTTGAAATTATATTATGGAACAATAATTCTTTCGATTTTAGATACAGAGAGTTAGATATTATTAATCACGATGTGTTAATTGGTGAAATCGGTTCTGATGTAAATAACTCTTACACCTACTTATACCACGATGAATGTAATACAGGCACAACTAACTCCACTACTTGTGTAAACCAAGATTGGAATGCTACCTCTTTCAACACTACATTAGAAAACGGCGGTAGTTTATACGGATCGGGGAGTGGCAACGGTGTAGATTGTAGTGATCCTTTAAACGATTCTAGTTGTTCAGGATATGCAGCAGCTTTTCTTAGTCAGCAATGCGCT